CACCAGAGTCTTACATCTTCAAGTCTTTTGTTGTTTATTGTATATGTTGAACATTACGTTCTTAAAATGTGCGCTTAAGTGTTCTCCAACACTATATCACACAAACAACACACTCCATACTTTACAAACTGCACTTTGCAGCCCAAATGAGTAAAAATCACAAAACTCACTCAGTTAAGAGGACAAACTACTCACTTTCGTGTTCGCTTTGCCCTGGTCTTTGTCCTTTGGTGTGGCAACAGGATCTTTCGACACTGCTGCCACTACCTTCAGCCCACTTGCCCTTGCGGCAAGTGCCCCTTCCTCCTCTTTCAATCGTCTCTTCAACGTTTCAGAGAATGTAGAGCGGACCTTCACTACTCCACTGGGGACAGCTTTTCCATCGCTCGTCTTCAGCTCCGATTTCACATCTTTCTGATCCGACAGGCGACGAACTTTCTCGAACTCATCATCCGAGACAGCTGCGCTTTGCATCCGAGATCGACCAACCTCAGCTGCCAACTCCTTAATCTGCTTTCGCAAATCACTGAGCTCCTGCTTCATTTCCGCATTTTGACCCATCTTTTTCAAGGCCTTTACGCGCCGCATCGCAAGAGATAATGCGGGTGGGAGTTGCGCCATCACCAGCGTACACCCCCAATAGACGCTTCCACTATTCACAGTTTGCACATACGAATACTGATTATCAGTCGTCATATGCCATTCCAACCCATCCGTCGAAGAATTCTTCGACTCAAAGGCTAAAATGTTTGTCACTGTTGTCCAAAAAGTGGTACTGAGTGATGGCAAACTCGAGTTCACAGCATCACCACCAGTCATCGGTTTCGAAGTCGTCCCCGTACTCGCGTCGAGGAACAAATCATAAGCCGCAGCGCCACCGAGCAATTTCATTTCACCAGCCGGTCGTGCAGGATTATCCACCCCTGTCCCAACTCCATCACTGAAGAAGTTCCATACGGCGTCATCCCGTCGACTCGTTACTGTGGAAATCGCCAAGTAAAAGCCAGGACGATCCGGTTTCACAGAATACTTCAAATCAGATGTCGTGTTCAACGTTTTCACAAACGTACACGGCAAAGTGTTATCAGTATCCTCTTTCCATGAAGAATCGTCAAAAGTGGTGGGCATCACCAACCCTCCACCACCAGAACCCTGGCCAGGTGTGAAAGTTTTAGCAGTGTCCAACTCCCAGACACTACCAGCATAAACAGTACCAACGACTTCTTCAGTCAAAGCATCACTGTTTGGCTCTTTCAACTCCCACTCCAACTCCATATGCACATCACAAACATCTCCTGCGTTCGCCGTTCCTCCCGGCTTACACATATTCCAAATGTTTACAAATCCGTGATCAAACTGATCTAAATCATAAGACTCCGCATCAGTTAGGGTCGAGCTAACCACCACACCAGGTGGAGTTCCCGTCCGTACATACTTCCAAGCATGAGACGCATTTTTGCCTAAGCAATTGTGTGTCCGACTGTGCCAAGCCGTTCCATAATCAGTACCATCATAAGCCATCGCCTTATCAAGTGCCAAAATCGGAGGCTTCTTCGCCTCATGCACAGTCGTTGCGCCATAATCACCAGTCGTGACATTATTACACACATTTTTCATAATCAGCAGAACCTTCTTTGGCCGATGCCACACCCAATTTTTCGCAATGTTCGACAACCATGTGTCAATACCATCGTTAATATCGGGCTGCACCGTTGAAGGGCCGGTCGGTGGCACACCAGGATTCAAACAAACCCGGCGCCACAATTTAAACGCACCAGCTGCATCCGCAGTCATACGACCAAGAAACACACGCTTTCCGATTGTTATAGGTTTGTGCTGAATAGACACCTTACCCGAATAACCGGTTGAAGCAGGAACACTAAAATTTCGAACTTG